AATGTGTTTTCTGCAGTTTCTAGGCAAAGCTGTAGGCTGATGAAAGGAGTATTTATACTCATGCCTCTTCACCGACCAGTCGGGGAGTGTGCTGGTGCGGGAAGTATCGCGCAATATCCTCCCATTCAGGTGGAGGTCGTATGAACGACCAATCGCGGCGTAAGGTCCTTACCCCACCTTATGAACCAGACCGTAGCATGACGACCGCAAGTCGAGATGGTATCGACTATTTGGGTAAGTATGGCGGCAACGCGCATGCAAAAGCTGAACTCAAGAAGTTCGGGAATCGAGTGGGCTTGGTAGTTGACCATGCCAACTTCACACTTATGAAGGAAGCAGGTTTCGACCTAGTCCCGGAGAGAGACAACAAAAGTGAATGGTCACCAGTCTCGATCCTCACAGCATTCTCCCGGTACGGAGATAGAATTCCGTCAACCCTACTCGAGTCAATCTGTACACTCGAGAACGGTACGAGAGATGCTTGCGCGGGATGTTCAGGAAAACGCAGAGGTAGCGCCACGAGTGCTGTCACCACGGGAAAGGCAAAGAGAGGGCCTACTCCCACCGCCCCTGGAGGTATCAGCCCCTCCAATCACAATCGACCCATCAATGGAATTCCTCGGTCAGAGGTCTGCCCAGTTGGGCGAGCTGCAATATCCGGCGGATCAGGTGCAGTACAACGTGGTCGCTTTACCAACGGTTGGCGACCCGAAGTTTATGGGCGTGCAGTATCTGCAGCGCTACGACTTGCGGGTTCAAGCGAGGGAAGGCGAACGCCTTATTCGCCAACTGAGGTTCTGGACAATTATGTTCATCCTCAGTCTTACGCTGGCGCTCCTTACTTTTGTAAGAACGCCGACGTTCCTCGGGACCGTATCCTCGGAGACGTTGCTAGGATTCGATCTGGCAATCAAGCTCTTCCTCCTTTCCTTGCTGGCCGCAGGGTTCAGCATGGGGAGCTTGTACCTAAGGGTCGTCTCGTATGGATGGCTTCCCTGGCTACGACTGTTCTGGCTACGCAGTACTCGAAACCGTGTTACGAGGGCGTGGTGGGACGGCCGTGCTTCGCGTTCGGCGAAACGTACAGGGATGTGGGAGCAGCAGTAAGTGCGATGCAAAGTCGACGTCGGTTCGTTTACGGCATGGACTTTTCAGCGTTCGACGCTTCCATACCTGCCAAGGTAATCGATGATGCGTTTGGAATTCTCATGACGCATCTCGACCTCAATGATGAGGATAAGTCCGTTATGGATAAACTCATCAGCGACTTCATCCACTCTCGCCTTGTTCTACCAGATGGCACGATGTGGCGAGTGCACCGGGGCGTTCCTTCCGGATCAGCATTCACATCGCTGGTAGACAGTGTCGCGAACCTGATCATCCTCCAGTATATCTGGATCCGGCTCACTGGACATGAGTTGGCAATGGACGACATCAAAGTCCTTGGGGATGACAGCGTCGTTGCATCGAATTGGTACCTCGAGATGTCTGAGGTTGCCAAGGTCGCTACAGAACTTGGTATGGTTCTTAGCGTGGACAAGTCAGCGCGCGCTCGGCTTGGCCAGAGAGTACCGTTCTTGGGTCACGAATGGAAGTGTGGCCGTCCACGGAGGGATCCCAAAGACATCGCCAAACGTCTAGCGTTTCCAGAACGCTATACTAAATGGCTGAGGGACCCCCGGTATAGTCTACTTCGTCGGTATTCAATGACTGCCGACTCGTCAGACGCATACTACCTCTTTATTGAGGTAACTCCGTGGACAGATTCGAGTCTCGAACAACTCGTTATAAACGAGCTGTACGATGTGGGAATGCCATCCCTTATCCCGGATCTGTCAGAACGGGAACGTCTTC